TTGTCGGTTTTTTAAACTATGTTTTTCAGTTAAAAAGTGATATACTGTTATCGTTTTTAGCCTCTTTTTCTTAATTTCTAACCAGTCAGACGATTTAATTTATTGTAAAATACAATGGTAACTAAACCTAATACTATAACTAATACTATTCCTATTACTATTACTATTCATAAGAAAACACCAACCCAAACACCAACCCAAACACCAACCCAAACACCAACCCAAACACCAAATGAAACACCGTTCAAATCACAAACACTTGACGAGTTTATCGGAAATAACGGTGAAACGAAATACGCATTTGAAGAGGGTATTTCAATCATAAAAACGAACGAAAAAATGAAAAAAAAGGTAATTGTTAATTTGTGACTATACAATTTTTGTATATATTTTCCATTCATTATTGTATATTGGTAACTCATCATATTTATAAATGATAACTACATAGCAATTGCTTTAAAAAAACTAATCGGTAGCAGTAACATGCGATAGCTTTATATACTAGTGGAACCAATATATATGTAGAGAGAAATATTATATTATAGGTGAAAAAAATGTTAGTGAAAGTTGTATATGACGCAGGAAACGAAATTAAAGTGAAAAAAGGAGAACTTATGTTTGAAGATACTAATACAATCGTAATAAAAACGTTTGTAAAAGAAATAACTATAGGTAAAAAAAATTTAATTGAAATGTCACAAGTGAAAGAATGAAAACATATAAAATAGAATTAACAAAACCGGAATTGACACAATTATTTCATCTTTTAATGGATGTAAAACCGAGAATACAACGGAATATAAATAGTAGCTATAATGGAACTAATCCAATGTGGATTAAAAAAATAATTGTAATTAAAAATATTTTAACTAAAATAAATAATACAATTGATTATAAATTAAAAGATAAAATAAGTAAATCGTTTTGCTAGGTGAAATTAATTAGCCTTTATAACCAACCCAAATATACACATAAAATAAAAACTTCTAAATATCAAGAATCATTAGTTTCAACTATTTTTACAGATGAATTAATTAAAAAATATTATAAAAGATATAATCAAGAATGCGGTATGAATATAAGAAAAGTAATAAAATCATTGATTGTAAATTTTATAACATATAAATTCAATAATTTAGCAATTTCTATGTCTAATCGTGAAATTAATTCCTATAAAAGCGACTGGTATACTTATAGAACAGTTAAAAAAGTTATGGAGATATTAACAAAAGAAGGATATATAAAAATGATATCAAAAGGACATTGGAATAAAAAATATGATAAAGGATTTATTGGTGTCTATGAAGCAACAAATAAGTTAAAATCAAATTGTATTTGTAAAGAAGAAGATTTTGAAATTGAAGACGATGACGGAATTATATTAAAGGTTAATGATGTTAAAGTTTGTTTGGAAATGATTAAAGTAAAAGAATTATATAATAAAATAAATAATAAAAGATATAATAAAATAAATAATAAAATAAATAATATTTCTTTAAAGAAATTATTACATTACGCACACGTTAAAAAATTGATAAAAATACGTGACGCTGTGACCCGCCAAAATAAATCTTATTTTAGTGCAATTAAGTTATCATTTCCTGGTTATAATGATAAAATAATTACTAATGTTTGTCTTAAAAGGTCTTTTGGTATCTATGATGGTAAATTGGGTGGTGGTAGATATTTCCAAACTGGAGGTACAAGTTATATTAATTTAGAATGTAAATTTAGACAAGATATGCTTATTAATAATAAAGAAATTATTGAATGCGACTATTCCGGTATGTTTATTAGTATCCTTTATAATCAATTAGGCATTTATAGTCCATATAAAGACAATTATATTGCAATAATCAAACAACTTAACGGTGATATAAAAGACAAACGTTTACGACAAATTATGAAAATATGTGTCTACTCTGGTATTAATGCTAAGAATTATTTATCATATTCAAGAAGTTTTAATAAAAAACCATGGGAACGAAGTGGTAAAGAAAGAATAAGTTCTAAATATACTGCATACGAACAAAAACAATATCTTGAATCTAAAGGATTTACTATAAAAGACGTTTATAACGCAACTAAAATAGTACATAGTAAAATAGAACGGTTTTTTTATACAAACACTGGCGTTTTATTGATGTTGAAAGAATCTAATATAATATCAAATGTAATAGATAGACTTATTGAATTAGATATATTAGCAATACCTTTACATGATTGTATGATTTGTCAAAAAGGTAATGAAGAAATAGTTAAAAAAATAATGCAAGACGAGTATAAAAAATACACTGGTTATGATATTGGTGTAGAAAAAAAATAGGTGATAAGATGAAAGTGAAAGTGATATGTGAATATTGTGGAAAAAGTATATTAAGATGGGAATATGAATTAACAAGAACTAAAAACTGTTTCTGTTCCCCCGAACATGCTTATGCATGGAGGATTGGACGACATACACAACCATGTTCTGAAGAAACGAAAACTAAAATAAGCAAATCAAATACTGGTAAAATACAGACACAAGAAACACGTAATAAAATAAGTAAAAAAACGAAAGGAAAGAACAATCCTTTTTATGGCTGCAAACATACTGAAAAATCAAGAAGACTGATAAGCGAAAAGAATACTGGTAAAAAAGCTACTATTCAAACCCGCCAGAAAATGCGTGAAACTAAATTAAGATTCAATAACTCTTTTAGAGGAAGACTTAGAAGTTTAATAATAAAGTTGATTTAATGGATATAAAAATACGTGAAGATGAAATTAAACTTGCAAAAGAAAGAACGATTGAATTTGATAAGATAAAGACATTTAATAAATTCCCGTGTAAAAATAACTATATAGGTTTACTTGGCGAAATAGTATTCAACAGATATTTAACTGAAAATAAAATAGAACATGAATGGATAGAATTTGTAAAAAAAGGCTATAAATCACCTGATTTTATAATAAACGGCAAGACGTTTGATTTGAAGACAACAAAATCATCTGTAATGTGGTTTCAGAAACCGATTTACGATGTCTATATCTACGCACAGGTAAATGACGATATTGACATTTTAACTATTCACGGATGGGTAACAAAAGAATCGTTATTGAAAATGATTGAATCAGACGAATTGGAAATCGTTACGAGAAAGGAATTTAACAGAACTGATTACATCATAAGACCAGAAAAGATGGTTTCGCACTGGTTTAATATTATACTTGGAGTTGATTGAGATGTTAAAAGAATTTATTATAGAAGGATTAATAGCGTTTAGCGGTGCTATACTTATATGCACAATATTTCCATTAGACGGAGTTGCATTAGGCGGTATTGCCGGTTTATCTGGATACGTTTTTCCAGAACTATATAAAAAATTAAGGAAGTATTTATGCCCTGAATGCAAGAAGGATAGGCGTGGCAGGAACTGGGCAGGTAACTAAAATTAAGAGGTGATATAAATGAAAAGAGAAATGATAATAGGACTAATATTATTTGCAATCGTTATGGTTTCAGGATGCACTGATACCGAATATTTAAAAACATCAGTACCATGTCAAGGTGCAAATTATGGTGGAGACATAGCACAATATGAACAAGAATCAATTTGTAGTTCTTTGTGCTCTAAATATGGCGGAACAAAGAATCATGTATATAATACGCATTGTTATGCATATCTATCATGTTCGTGTTATGATGATAATTAGGTGAACAAATGAAGATAGCAATATTAAGCGACAGTCCAATGATTCCAACAGGATTTCGTAATCAGTCGTTACAATTAGCACAATATTTAGTAAGTAAAGGTCATGAAGTTCATTATATGGGAAACGCATTTATGGGTATGACTTTAAATAATTTTGAATTGTATGACGGCACTAAATGTAACTTTAAATTATATGGCGAAATGCAACATAGTTATTTTAGAAATTCAATGTCTGAAATATTGAAATCTAATATGATAGACAGGTTTATAATTTTATTAGATACGTTTATGGTGTTTCCTTGGTTTCTTGACATAGATACATCACCTGCAAAAACATATTTTTGGTTCCCAACTGATGGCGGTGGCGGATTGCCAAATGGTTGTCATAACATTTTAAAAAAAGTAAATGTACCGGTTGCGATGTCTGAATTCGGTAAAAAGCAACTGAAAGAATATCATAATATAGAATCTGAATGTATACCGCATGGCGTTAATACTGATTTATTTTATAAAATGTCTGACGAAGAACGAAATAAACTTAGAAGTTCATACGGATTACAAGATAAATTTGTTATTGGTGTAATTGCACGTAATCAACCGAGAAAACATTTAGACAGAACATTAAAAGCGATGTGTTTAATTAAAGAAAAAATACCTAATGCTATACTTTTTTTACATCTTGACCCTGATGACCCTGCTCAACCGCTTTGGAGAATGAGAAGTTTAATACAGAAATTCGGTCTTGAAAACAGAGTAGTATTCAGTGGTATGAAAGCGCATCAAGGAATACCAGAAAAGGATATGAAAAATATGTATAATATAATGGACTGTTTCTTTCTAAGTACTTCTGGCGAAGGTTTCGGAATCCCGATAATAGAAGCAATGGCTTGTGAAGTACCAGTAGTAGCGACATCATATACAACCACCCCTGAATTAGTTGAATTAAATAAAGCCGGTTTTGGTATTAAATTAGCAGGAGTTGAACAGTTAAATTTATTTGAATTAACTTCAAAAGAATATGATTATAAAAGTATGAATGGAACTATTACAGGCAGTTGGGAAGTAGAAAGAGGTATATGCGATATAAAAGACGCAACAAATTGTATAGAGAAATTATACATTAATCCAGAATTAAGAATGGAAATGGGTAAGAATGGTAGGAAAGTAGTTATGGAGAAATATGATTTTAATATAATAGCATTAAAATGGGAAAAACTAATAAAAGGTGAATAAATGATAATCAGAAAAGTATGGGAAGCTAAAAAAAGCGGAACTAAATATATAACAGTTCCTAAAAAAAGCGGTATAGAAATTGGCGATTATGTAATGATATTAAAAATACAATATACAAATAAATTACAAAACACTGAAAAAGAAGTTAATTGTATACCTAAAGAACCAGAACAAATTAAATATAATAAAAAAGTGTAGTTTATGAACATAATAATGATAAAATGAACGATAAGAAATTATGCCCTGTATGTGGTGGAACAGATTGGAGAGAATGTACAATATCCATAAGGTGACATTATGATAGTAACAAAAGAACTAATAATAGAAATAAACAAGATGATTGGTGAAACAGGACATCTAAGAGATGATGCAACTTTAGATTATATCGTAGAACATTCAACTAATAAAGCAAAAGATATAGCCACCAAACACCCATTCATAGATGGTAATAAGAGAACATCATTTATATTCTTAATGACAATAGGATATATATTTTATACGAGTAATTATGAAAAAACAATAGAACGAGTCATCAAAGATAACAGAGATTGGTTAGATATTTTAAAAGATTGTTAGGTGATATTATG